CATATTTTATGGTATGCCAATATTAGCAGAAAATAATAAACCAAGATTATTATATTATTTTAAACGTAGAGGATATAGAGGTTTTTCAATGAATAGACCTGATAAAATTTATAATAAATTATCTATTACAGAAAAAGAAATAGGCGGGATACCTAATTCAAGTCAAGATATTATACAAGCACATGCAGCTGCAATTGAATCTTATATTGATTCTTATATAGGGATAAAAGAAAGTAATGAATATGGAGATATGTATTTTCAAAGAACTTTAGAAGATTGGTCAAGATTTAATATTAATAATAGAACTACACATGATGCTTCAATTAGCTCAGGACTAGCTATTATGGCTTGTAATAAAAACAAATATAGACCTCATCCTAATATTCTACGTCAAAGCCATGATTTAAGAATAAAGAAATATGATAATAGTGGAGCACTATCAAAAATTATAGATTAAATGAAAAATAAACTAAATATGTTTACCAATGGTAACGGTCCATTTCCTAGTCAAGTCGTTAGCGAAGAAGAGAAAACGAGTTGGGAATATGGGCAGCAAGTTGCGCAAGCGATTGAATATGAGTGGTTTTCTTCAGGGCGTACTAATGGTAACAGATATTTAACTACATGGAATAATTATAATAGATTAAGATTATATGCTAGAGGGGAACAACCTACTCAAAAATATAAAGATGAATTATCTATTAATGGCGATCTATCCTATCTTAATTTAGATTGGAAACCTGTTCCTATTATATCTAAATTTGTAGATATACTTACTAATGGTATTTCATCTAAAGATTATGATGTGAATGCGTTTGCACAAGATCCAGCTTCCTTAAAGAAAAGAACAGATTATGCTTCTGCTATAGCAGATGATATGTATGCTAGAGATGTAATGAAACAAGTCCAATCAAAAATTGGTAGTGATTTAAGTAGAACTAGTATACCAGAAGAGCAATTACCACAGGATGCAGACGAGTTGGCATTACATATGCAATTAGGTTATAAACAAAGTGTGGAAATAGCAGAAGAAGAAGCGATCACCCAAGTTTTAGATCAAAATAAATTTGATTTAATAAAACGTAGGATAAATTATGATTTAGTAACATGTGGTATTGGGGCTTGTAAAACTGATTTTAATACTGCAAATGGTATTACAGTTGATTATGTAGACCCAGCTTATATGGTATATTCTTATACAGAAGATCCAAATTTTGAAGATATATATTATGTAGGGGAAGTTAAAGCAATAACTATTCCAGAGCTTAAAAAACAATTTCCAAATATTAGCAACGAAGCATTAGAAAAAATACAACAAACTAAAGGTAATAGAAATTATCTTTACGGGTGGGGTGCTTATGATGAAAATACTATTCAAATAATGTATTTTGAATATAAAACTTATACTGACCAAGTATTTAAAATAAAATATACTGACAGTGGATTAGAAAAAGCATTGGAAAAAACTGATGAATTCAATCCTCCCCCTAGTGATAATTTTGAAAGAATAAGTAGAAGTATTGAAGTATTATATAAAGGAGCTAAAGTATTAGGAACAGATATGGTATTGCAATGGGAACTTGCTAAAAATATGACACGACCCGAAGCTGATACTACTAAGGTAGAAATGAATTATGCAATTTGTGCACCACGTATGTACAAAGGACGTATAGATTCTATTGTAAATAGAATAACTGGGTTTGCTGATATGATTCAATTAACACATTTAAAACTACAACAAGTATTAGCTAGGATGGTACCAGATGGTGTATTTTTAGATATGGATGGATTAGCAGAAGTTGATTTAGGTAATGGTACTAATTATAATCCAGCTGAAGCATTGAATATGTATTTCCAAACTGGTTCAGTTGTAGGTAGATCTTTAACCCAAGATGGTGATGTTAATAGAGGCAAAATACCTGTACAAGAATTAACTACATCAGCAGGCCAAGCAAAAATTCAAGCTCTTATATCTACTTATAATTATTATTTACAAATGATAAGAGATGTAACCGGATTAAATGAAGCTAGAGATGGTACTCTACAGGATAGAGATACTTTAGTAGGGTTACAAAAACTAGCAGCTCAAGCTTCCAATATAGCAACTAAACATATTAATAATGCAAGTTTATATTTAACTTTACGAATATGCGAAAATATATCTAAGAAAATTGCAGATCTTTTAGCATTCCCACTTACTAATAATATGTTAAGACAAAGTATTTCCATGTTTGATGTAGAAACATTAAGAGAATTAACTGATTTAAATCTTCATGACTTTGGAATATTTTTAGATTTAGAACCAGATGAAGAAGAAAAACAAAAATTAGAACAAAATATCCAAGTAGCCCTAAGTGGTGGTGGAATAGATTTAGAAGATGCTATAGATATTAGACAAATACGTAATTTAAAATTAGCAAATCAAATGCTAAAAATAAAACGTAGGAAGAAAGAGGAAAAAGAAAGAGCTATACAAATGCAACAAATCGAAGCAAATGCACAAGCTCAAGCAGACACTGCTCTAAAAATTGCAGAATCAGAGGTTCAAAAACAAAATGCTTTAGCCCAAAGTAATTTACAAGTAGAACAAGGAAAATCTCAGTTTGAAATACAAAGAATGCAGACTGAAGCACAAATTAAACGCCAATTAATGGCCGAAGAATTCAACTATCAAATGCAGTTAGAGCAAATGAAAATGGGGGCTACACAAAATAAAGAAAAAGAGATAGAAAATAGAAAAGACAAAAGAGTAAAAATACAAGGTTCACAACAAAGTGAAATGATAGATCAAAGAAATAATGATTTATTACCTATAGATTTTGAAAATAAAGGCCAAGAAGGTATGTTACCAATGGCTTAATTATTAATTATTTAATTATATTATATTATGGCAGAAAACAAAGCGGCCGTCGAGGTCAAACAAGAAGGTGACTTTAAAATAAAGTTAAAACCTAAAAGTAAAAAACCTAAACAATTAGCTATTGCTGATACAGAAATAGCAAAAATTAATTTATCCAATACAACTACTAAAGATGAAGTAGCTAAAGTGGATTTAACTAAAAAACCAGAAACAGATGCCGTTCAAGAGCACAAAACAGAGAAAGTGGATGTGGGCGAACGAACCGGAGATGGCGGAAAAGTGGACGAAGGAACACGGGTCAGCGATTCAACGAAAGAGTCCCCTGAACCTGTTAAAAAAGATTCTCCACTCGAACAAATAATTGAAGAAGTTGTAGAGCCTACACCAAAAAAAGACAATAATATTCAACAAGAAGAAAAACAAGAAACTGTTGAATTACCTAAATTACCTGAAAATGTTGATAAACTAGTTAAGTTTATGGACGAAACAGGTGGAACTGTAGAAGATTATGTTAAACTTAATAAAAACTATGGTGATTTAGATGATAATTCTTTATTACATGAATATTATAAACAAACTAAAGCTCATCTATCCCCTGATGAAATTAATTTCTTAATAGAAGATAAATTTCTAGTAGACGAGGATGTAGATGAGGAAAGAGATATACGTAGAAAAAAGCTAGCTTATAAAGAAGAAGTTGCTTATGCGAAAAAGGATTTAGAAAGTTTAAAAAACAAGTATTATGCTGATATTAAACAACGTCCTGGAGTAACTCAAGAACATCAAAAAGCTATGGATTTTTTCGATCGTTATAATAAACAGCAAGAAACTATAGAGTCAAATCACGAACATTTTAAAACTCAAACTAATAACTTATTTACCAATGATTTCAAAGGTTTTGATTATGCATTAGGAGATAAAAAATTTAGATATAAAGTTCAAAATCCTGATTTGGTAGCTGATAAGCAAATTAATATTAACACCTTTGTTGAAAAATATTTAGACAAAGATGGTAAAATTGGAGATGCCATTGGTTATCACAAAGCTCTATATGCTGCTATGAATGCTGATAAATTAGCAAGCCACTTTTATGAACAAGGAAAAGCAGACGGCATTAAAAATGTTGTTCAAAATTCTAAGAACCCAGCTACAGAAGCACCAAGGCAAGTTGCCGGTGGGGATGTGTTTGTAGCCGGAATGAAAGTAAAAGCTATTAGTGGATCAGATTCATCCAAATTGAAAATTAAAAAACGAAAATTTAACAATTAAAAATTAAAAATTATGCCTTTAACTCCCCAGTTTGGTACTATTGTACCAAGCCAAGTACAGGAAATTCTGGCATCGAACTATTTACAATGGACTAACGCGGCAGGTGCCAACTTTGCAGATTTTGCACAGCAGTACCTCCCGGAAATCTATGAACAAGAAGTTGAAAGATATGGTAATAGAACCTTATCTGGATTCTTGAGAATGGTTGGAGCTGAACTTCCTATGACA